AACCATTTGGCACGAATGATCGAATTTGACTGTAATTTGGCCTATGGAACAATTTCAGACCCAAATAATACAGACAAGACAGCAGAGGAAATAAAAGCCAGCAAGCAGCGGTCATATTCTTTTGTACAGAGTTGCCAGACAGCCCTACAGCATGCGCTGGAAGATTTAGTGGATGCAATTTCGTTTTGGTGTGATATATACCATCTCTGTCCTTCTGGGACTTACCAAGTATCATTTGACTGGGACGATTCCATTGTAACGGATGTGGAATCAGAACGACAGTCAGATAGGCAGGATGTTGCTATGGGTGCGATGCCACTCTGGGAATACCGTGCAAAATGGTATGGAGAGACAGAAGAACAGGCAAAGGCAGCAGTCCAGCGGCCGGAAGACACGGTGATTGAATGACGCAGGGCGAGATTGAAAAACTCACAGTGAAAGTCAGTAATATTTTCTCAGAACTGGAAATCCGGCTCATGACGGATATTGTCCGCAGGATCAAAGAAAACGGCTTTGCAAGTGCTTCGGTAGACTGGCAGATCAGTAGACTTCAACAATTAGGAATGGCAGAAGAAGATATCCGTAAATGGATTCAAAATGCTTTGCAGGCAACTGACGCGGAAATGAACCGGATATTTTCAGATGAGGTATACAAACAGTACTATGAACAGGAGCATTTTTTTAAATTTGCTGGAATGCAGCAGGTACCATTTGAAGAAAATATTGCCCTTCAGCAGTTGATCGAAGCGATCAAGAAGCAGCTTCAGGGAGAATACCGAAATCTGACTGGCTCTATGGGATTTGCTATCCGCAATCCGGCAACGGGTAGAATACAGTCTTCACCACTGATGGATTATTACAGATCCACGATGGACCAGGCTGTCGTAGATATCAAATCGGGAGCATTTGATTATAACACTGTACTTAAGCGTACCGTGAATCAGATGACCGCATCAGGGCTGCGGTACATAGAATATGATCCCGGGCATCGGGATAGGATCGATGTGGCGGCTAGGAGAGCAATTCTCACAGGTTTCCGGCAGGTACAAGGTCAAATCATGGAGCAAGTAGCGGATCAGTTGGGGACGGATACCTATGAGGTAAGTTATCACGTAGGGGCCAGACCAACACATCAGCCATGGCAGGGTAAGGTTTGGACGTGGCAAGAGCTTGTTTCTATATGTGGCCTTGGTGAGGTGACAGGCCTGAAAGGAGCAAACTGCTATCATGATTACAGGCCGTTTCCACTAGGATCGGTAAGGACTTACACAGATGAACAACTGGCACAGATGAACAGGGAAGAAAATACCCCGAAAAGATACGGCGACAAGCAGTATACCATTTATGAAGCCTTGCAACAGCAGAGAAAAATGGAACGGGCCATGCGTGCCCAGCGCCAGAAGATTAAACTTCTTCAGGAAGGCGGAGCGGATCCAAATGATATCATCCTTGCAAAAGCAAAATATCAAGGACAAATGCAGACTTACAAAGATTTTTCTGAGAAAATGAAGCTTCCAGAACAGAAAGAAAGGATCATGCAGGATGGCTTGCGAGGCAGATTCATGCCGACTAAGGCCGAACTCAGAAAAATAAATCAGCCGACATTGAAAAATGCAGCAGGCCAGGATATAATCGAAGTTAAGAGAATTACTTTAACTGGAACGCCGAATAGTATCACTCAGTTAACTGGTAAGAAAGGCGGAATCGAGAGAAACTATTACGATGAGAATGGCAGACAGTATAAGCAGATTAGCAATCACAATCACGGAAACCCTAAACAGCATTCATATGGAGTAAACGGGGAGCATGCACATGATTACAGTTATTCTGACGATGGAAAAGTAAAGCGAACAACCAGGGAAATGACTGTGGAGGAGAGAAGGGAGAATGAGGATATATTATGACTGTGAAAGACTTAAGGGATAGGATTAACAGCATATGTACACATGTTCTGTTTGACTATAATGGGAAAGAATGTGGCGTGGATCCGTTTAATGAGAAACACTTTGATATGTGGTGCGGAGATGATTTCATGGAAGCACATAGTATTGATGAAGTGATGAAAGTTCCATTCTTCGAAGGAAAAGCTCTGGAGGATATTGCGGGCCAGCTGGAGAATGTGGAAGGAATGTAAATATGCACGATCCTGATTCATGATTGTAAGCAGATATGCTTAAATTGCCCAAATCATGGTGAGAAGTGAAAATGTTGAGCTATAACCATCGGTTAGAATGACCGGTGGTCTTTTTATACTCTTTTTAAGAAAGCGAGGAGAAAACATGAAGTACAGAAAGAAATTGGTAGTTATTGATGCGTTCAAGTATGAGGGAGATTTAAAAAAATTCAGACGGGCAATATTGCGTTCCAGACTGGGCGGCGGCAGCGTTTGAATCAGGAATTATGCATCATTATTCGCCGTATAAATGTCCGGATGATACGGCCCTTGAGCTGTTCATTGATACTTTAGAGGGGACACATCATGTGTCTATAGGAGATTATATTATCCAGGGAGTCAATGGTGAACTGTATCCTTGCAAATCGGATATTTTTGAAAAGACGTATGAAAAAGTGAAAGAGTAGCACTGTTGTTGCGCCGGCGCAACAGAGATGTGAGTTGGAACAGCTCGGAGCTATCCGTTAAATAGCAGATAGGCACGCAGAGAAATCTGGGTGCTATTTTTATGTTTTCGCCAGCTGATCAGGCGTAAAACAGTCGGAAATCCGTGGCTCACACACGTAAACCAAGAGTAGAAAGAAAGGAAAAGAAAATGAAAAGAGAAGATTTAACTGCACAGGGACTTACAGCGGAACAGGTTGAATTTGCTATGTCGGAATATGGGAAGGAAGTAAATCCTTTGAAAGCAGAAAGGGATTCCTATAAAACTCAGCTTGACACAGCTCAGGCATCTCTGAAAGCGATGGAAGGAGTTGACGCTGCAGAGCTGCAGAGAAAGATCACTGATCTTACTACTCAGTTACAGGGTAAAGATACTGAAATCGAGAAGATCAAAACAGACTATGCTTTTGAAACATCGGTAAAGGATGCCATCAGAAAAGCTTCCGGAAGGAATGAAAAGGCAATTATGGCACTTCTGGACGTAGAAACATTAAAAGCGTCCAAGAACCAGGCGCAGGACATTGAAGCAGCAATTACAGCCTTGAAAAAAGACAATGATTATCTTTTTCAGACAACAACACAGGTTCCGCGCGTGGTATCTTCCACTACGGGAATCAATAATGAAGCACAGACTAAAAAAGAGCAGGCAAATGAAGCACTCAGAAGCTTACTCGGAAAAGGAGAATAAAGAATGCCAGTAAATATTACAAACAGAGCGGATGCAGAGGCGATTATCCGCGAACAGATCGTATCCAGCATTTTTCAGGATGCACCGAAAAATTCCGTATTTATGGGAATGGCAAGAAAACTTCCTAATATGACATCTAACCAGACCAGAATCCGTGTACTGGATTTCCTGCCAACTGCTTACTGGGTAGATGGTGATACAGGTATGAAACAGACTACCAGACAGGCATGGGATAATGTATATCTGAATGCAGGAGAGCTGGCAGTTATCGTGCCGATTCCGGATGCGGTACTTTCAGATGCAGAGTTTGACATCTTCGGAGAAATTACTCCACGTATCATGGAAGCAATCGGTCAGAAGGTAGATGCTGCTGTTATTTTTGGAGATAATCGTCCGAGAGAGTGGCAGGCAGATATCGTCACCCTGGCAAGACAGGCAGGAAATAATGTTTCCCCATCTGCAGGAAAAGATTATTATGATCTGATCCTTGGTGAGAATGGAGTATTTGCAAAAGTCGAGAATGATGGTTATGGAGTTTCCGGAGCCCTTGCGCCGATGAATTTTAAATCAAAACTTCGTGGCCTGCGTGATACCACAGGCCAGCCTATCTTCAAAAACAATATGCAGGATGTAGCAAGATATACTCTGGATGGCGCACCAATGACATTCCCTGAAAACGGCGGTTTCCATCCGGAGATTGCACAGCTGGTGGTCGGCGATTTCAGCCAGGCAGTATATTCTATCCGACAGGATGTTACAGTAAAAATTCTGGATCAGGGAGTTATCCAGGACCCGAACACAAAAGAAATCATGTACAACCTGGCACAGCAGGATATGACAGCACTTCGTGTAGTGTTCCGTATGGGATGGGCAGTTCCGAACCCGGCTACAAGAATGAACGAAGATCGTACTGGATGTGCGTTTGCTTATCTTGAGCCAGGAACTCCAGCTACCGCTCAGAAAGTTACTTTTACTGTAACTGATGGAAGTAAGGCATGTGAGAAAGCGCGCGTTAATGTTGATGGAGCAATTCTTGTTACAGACGGAAATGGAAAAGCCGAGTTTAATCTGCGTGCTGGTACATATACCGCAAAAATTACAAAGAAAGGGCATATCTCCGTGACAGAAACGTTTGTTGTAGAAAAAACGGCTGTAACCAAAGACATTATTCTTACAGCACAGGCCTAAAGGAGCGTACTTGAATGTATGTAAATTACGGATATTATGAATCCAAATATCTTTGCGACAGGGAACCGGTAGTACCGGAGGATGATTTCCGTTTTTGGGAAAGACAGGCAGCGAGAGTGGTGGATCAGTGTACATTTGGTCGTCTGTTTTCGAATTCAGACCTTGTAACGAATGATGTGAAAGAATGTGTGTGTGAACTTACTGAACTTTTATATCAGGCAGATAAAGCCGCACAGCAGGCAGCAGCACAGGGAGGCATGTTACAGTCATACTCAAACGATGGAGAATCCGGTACTTTTGACTTGTCGCAGTCTACTTTTACAGAAGATGGAAAAGTGAAAAAAGCCAGGGAAATTATCCACCGGTATCTTGGAAATACAGGGCTTTTATATCGGGGAGTGTGATCATGAACCAGAATTACATTCATGTTATTACACTGTATAACAGGATTCAGGCAGCAGACAGCGAAGATAAAAAGGAGCACTGGAAACGGACAGTGCTCCTTAACTGCTTCTGGAAGGCACAGGTAAATACCGGATTTAACGGTACACAGGCGAGCGTACAGAATACCTACGTGACCAGGATTCCGGAGGATGAGAGATATCTTCCATATGCGGAGTATATCAAGAATCCAGAAGGATACTTTACAGTATCCCAGGGGGATATCGTGATCTATGGCGAATGTACAGAAGAAATCACAGGAGCATCTGGACAGACAGCGGCGCAGATCCTGAACCATCACAAACCGAACGCTTTTAAGGTAACCGCATTTTCCGATAATACAAAATTTCCTATAGCGAAGCATTACCGTCTGGGAGGATAAAGTATGAAAGTAAAATTTGACTGGAAGAAACCTCCTAAAGCCCTTGCAAAAGAAAAAGTTTGCGGAAGGGAAAACATGCTGTTTCTGGCAAACCAGGCAGCGAAATTCATGGATCCATATGTCCCGGCAGACAATCTGGTGCTTGCACAGAATATTTTTATTACCGCGGACGATGACTGCGGCCACATTATATATAACAGCCCTTATGCTCATTACCAGTGGGAAGGCGAACTGTATGGTCCGAATTATCCGATTACGGATGGAGGAGAAGTAGTTGGCTTCTGGTCACCGCCGCATAAGACACCAACAGGAAAAAGTTTAAAATACAGTACATTCCGGCATCCTTTAGCAACATCGCACTGGGATAAGGCAATGATGGTGGCGAGAGGATCTGATCTGGCAAAAGCTTATGAGAATCATCTGAAAGGAAAAGTATAATGACAAAACACGAAGCGGTAAAAAAATATTTTGAACCAAAAGTAGAAGAACTGGCCGGAACCCTGTTGAATTTTAACTTTTCTCCAGAAGCGCCGGACAGCATTTCCCTGATCACAAATTATTCAGATAAGGTCAGAAAGAAATACATCACCGGGAAAGTGCAGAAAGAATACGGCTTTTCTATTATTATCGTGAAATCATATTCCTCTGAACTGGATGATCTAAATCTTGAAGCTATGAATTTTGCTCAGGCGTTTATGGACTGGCTGGATGAACAGAACGACAAGAGAGAATATCCGGATCTGGGAGAAAATTGTACGGTTGAAAAAATAGAAAACCTTCAGAACATGCCGAACTTATCCGGCGTGAACTATGAAGAAGGTCTGGCGCGTTACATGATACAGGCGAGAATTATTTACACAGAAAGGAAGTCTAAAACATGAAATTAGAGAGAGAAGCACTGAGACATTATCTTGATTCCAGTTTTAAAGGAGAAATGAAATCTGCGGTCTGGGAAGTTCTCGGAGACGATATCGAAGACATGTCCGTAGATCTGAATCCGGATACAGAGCAGAAGACCAACATCCTTGGCAAAACAAAAGTAACTGACAAGGGATATGAACCGTCTATGAGCGCAGATCCTTATTACGCAGATCCGTCCAAGAAAATTTATCCGAAGATCCGGGAGATTGCAATGGACCGCCTGAAGGGAGATAAATGCAAAACACTGATGCTGGAAGTTATCGTGGAAGATACCAGCGCTGCAAAACATCTTGCTTATGTGCAGGAAGTCCTTGTAAAACCGCAGTCCTATGGCGGAGATACAGAAGGTGTAGGATTCCCGTTTAATGTGCTCGAAGACGGGGCAAGAACTAAGGGATATGTTACTTCTGAATCCTTAAAAACAGATTCTCCGGTATTTACTGAGGGTGCAATCGAGTAACTTACATAAAACACAATAGGGGTGTCAGAAATGGCACCCCATACTTTTTTTATGCCCAAAATTAAGGAGGAACGGAATGGGAGCATTAGATACGCAAAAAAAAACAAATGAGATTGTGATTGATGATGGTAGTAAAACCTATGAAATCAAGAACCGGCAGGGAAAGAAACTGGCAGAATTCTGTTTCCGCCCAGCGGATACAAATATCCTTACCAGATATGAAAACGTGAAAAAGTTCTTCGATGAGTTCAGGATCCAGGAAGATGATGATATTACGGAATGTCAGAAAAAAGTGATCGAACAGATGGATTATCTGGTAGACGCAGACACCGGAAATACATTCTTTTCGATCATGGGACCCTTTTCACCGATGCCGGACGGATCTCTGTTTTGCGAAGTATGCCTGGACACAGTGTGTGGAGTGATCAGCAAAGAGTTCGATGTACGCCTGGAGAAGGTGAACAGCCGTGTAAACAAATACACAGCAAAATACCATACTTCTTACACGAAGAAGAAACGCCGCCATGGATGACCTGTGGAGTCTTCCTAAAGCAATCGAGCTAGGTGGAGAAGAATGCGATATCCGTACGGATTTCAGGGCGATTCTGGACATCTTAAAGGCTATGGCTGATCCAGAGCTGTCAGATCAGGAAAAGTCGAGGGTAATGCTTGAAATTTTGTACTGGAATCCGGAAGAAATCCCGGTGGATCTCCTTGAAGAAGCAATTGAAAAAGGAAAAGCATTTATTGATTGCGGGATCACAGGTGAAGGCAAAAGCAAGGTCAGATTAATGGACTGGGAACAGGA